CTGGACTGCGCGCGTTTCTTCAACGCGGCCTGTGATGCGCTGCCAAATAGTTGCCATACCACAAGTCTAGGGCATGAAGTGACATGCTCGACATTTGAGGCGTGTCGCGCTAGAAAACTTGGATGCCTGGAGTGAGTGCTCGGCTCGAGACATACAGTGCAAACACCGTCGCCAGTAGGGCGTCGATTTCGCCGTTGGACTTCTCTCGGCTAATCAGCCAGGTCTCGCCAGAGTATTTCGTGACGCCGTTCTGTGTCTGGACGACTAACAATGGATCGTTATTGTGCTTGACCGTGCCAGTAGCAAACATGGCATAGACGGCCGAGCAGGCTTGGCTAACTTCCTTAGTCCACAGTGACCAGACCGGTATGCCAGCCAACTTCATGCGCTTTGCCAGGCTGTTGAGGTTGCGGTCATCCATGGCGATTGCTCGAGGTGAGTGCTGCGTGTAAAGGCGGGTCAATTCGTTGAAGAGTTGTTGTTCGGTTGGCGCGACCAGCGATGCCACTATCTCGGTCTCTTGGATGTCACCGTTCGAGTTGGCCGCGGCGATTGTCGCGTATTCCCAGTTGCGCGCAACATCGACGGCAAACACCACGCCTTGCATGTTCGAGATGCCTTGACCGGTAGCCGCCTTAAAGAGCTCGCCTGGTAGCCATGAAGCCGCGGTGCCTGAGATGAACTGGTTGAGCGTGTAGCGGCGAACCTCATGTTCGGGCTGGGTGAGGATGTCGGACAACACTCGATCTATGGGAATGCGACCACAAGCAATTGCGGGGTTCGCGGTCATGATTGCAGCTGCGCTGTCGATTGGTGCGCTGGTCGGTGCCTCCCAGATGAACGCGCCAAAGCGTTCGTTGCTTGCGGGGTTCTCGATTGCTTTAGCGGCTGACTTGTAAAGCTCTATGAGCGTCTCTGAGGTCTGGTCGCCTGCGGTGGTAATCATTATGACCATGGCGTCATCCATGGCCGTAGTGCCCTTTGTAGCGGCTGTCCAAATACCTTTCTTAGCCAAGTGACCCTCATCGAGAATCACGCGCACGAATGGCTTGCCCTGGAGCGCGCCCTCTTTAGCCGGGCTGACTTTGTATTTCCCAGTGCCGTCTTGCTTGGCGATGCCTCGAGTCTCGGTGGTGCGCTTGAACCGTTTAGCCAACCAGCCATGAAAGTCGATGACGTGCTTCACGCGATCGTAAATAATCGTTGCCTGGTCATAGCTCGAGGCGATAGAAGTCACATCGCCTTTCTGAAAGAGCATCGACTCCAGCGCGAGGCCACCACCAACCACGGTCTTGCCATTCTGGCGACCCATGCTGACCAAGACTTGCCGGTAGCGGAGTTGCCCAGGGTAGAACTCATGGTCTGCGGGGTAGCGTTCCAAGATGTGCCTAAGCAACCACTTCTGCCACTCGTCGAGCTTGATAGGTTCATCGGTCTCGGGTGTGACCCAGCACAATTCCATAAGCTCGATAAGGCGGTCGCCGTCTGTGACGAACTCCTCGGTGAGCGGTGCGGTGAACCGTGCGGGTAGTTGAAGCATTAGCGGGTGAGCAACTCGGCTAATGGATCGTGCTCAACCTGTTGGCCTTTGAGTTGCCGGCTGATTTCGAGCACAGTCTTGCGTAACTCGGCCGCGGTCGATGTATTCGCCTCCGAATCGAACTGAGATGCGAGCTGGAGGGCTAACCCAGCCAACACCTGCTGTTCTAGGTTCAAGTTGAGGCTGTTTAGCCACGTTTCGATTGTTGTTCTGACCATTTGGTTCTAACCTCCGGATAATTTGACTGGTTCGTAAAAACTTCCTTGCTAAGCGCGGGATGACGCGATGCATACGAAATAAACGCTACCTCAATTTTTTTATGTAATTCTCTAGATTTCGCTCTATAAAGCCTTGCAAGGCTCTGTAGCGCCTGCGTAGGTCTGGCTTGATGAATCCATACCAGCGATTCTTTACGACCCTCCACCGCCACTCTGGTGGTTTTTTGGCTCGTATTGCTCTGTGTTTTGCCATTGTTTGCTCTCTGTGTGGGTAGTGCGGGGGGCTACCGGATACCCCTCCCCCCGCTTTATCTGGAGGGCGGTCTATTTCCAGCGGTCTGAGCGCCAAGGCACTCGTTTGTATGTGCGGTCTTGCTTGCGTCCGTTGCAGGCTCTGCACATGGATTGTAGGTTCTCGATGTTGTGGTTTGGTTCACCATTACCTGGAGCGATGATGTGATCTATTGTCCAGTCACTACCCTCGAGCTCTTTGCCACATGTTGCACAGATTGGGTCGAGTAGTTTCTTAGCAGCTGCCCTTGCTGTGCGCCATTCGCTCGAGTCATGCCATTCAGCCACGCTTGGCCTTGTCTAGCAGGATGTCTGTGCGTATCTTGTCCATGCCGTCCATGATGTGTTTGATGTCTTTGCTTGGGCGGATGTTGCCTGAGTCGATTTCATCCTTGATCCATTGGGCGACCATGAGTAACGCTCGAGCTGACCCGATGCGCTCTGATGATTTGATGAGTGGTTCCATGTAGGACTTGATGTTGTCGTGTAGTGGTGTCTCGGTCATTTGGTTTCCTCGATTAGTTGGATGAGTTTGAAGAGCTCGGTTTGGTAGTTGAATGCTGCGGGCTTTTGCCAGTTGTCTTTGATTACTGTGATGAGCGCGATGATGCGTTTGCGCTCTTGTATTGCTCCGATTAGGTGCGCTGTGTCGATTGCTTTGGACATGCCTTGGACACCTGCTTTGTAGCCCTCGTCGAAGCTCATGCGACTCGGTGTAATTCGGTGGTGCGCTCACGTATCTCGAACAGGCCGTCTAGGTCTGGTTCTTGTTCCATGATTTTGCGGGCGTAGAGTGCGCGGTAATTGTTGTTGAGTTTGTAGCCACCGGTGTGTTCTGGGTTTAGGTGGCTGTTCCAGCGGAGCACTTCAAAGAGTGTGGCGATGCCGAGTTTGTCGGTGCCGTTTGATTGCCAGGTGCGCGCTAGTTTGACGAGCTGCGTGTAGACCTCTGGGTGCTCGAGGTGGAACTCTTTGAACTCTCGAACGATGCGGTCTTCTTGTAGGTAGTGGTTCATCGTTTGTTCTCCCACTTGTAGTAGTCGACCATGACGTAGATGATTGTGCCGAAGCCGACTAGTAGGAATGGAACTCCGACTGCTGGTTGCCAGCCGTTGTCGGCTAGCCATACTGCTGAGATCATGAAGTAGATCATGAGTGCGGTGAATGCAATAACGTGCATTTTGTAACCTTTCTGTGTGTAAGGTGTCGGCCTGGGGCATTGTGCGTAAGGTAGGGGCCAAATTGCGTTCATCCCCAGGCTCGACTGGTTTTATTTTGAGACTAACTGCCGACATTGTCAAGTTACGGCGTGTCGCCCTTTATTCATCTAGGGCTGGGTCTTCGCGCCCAGGGTGCCAGTTAGGTGCAAAGCCCAGGCTTGTTTCTACTCGGGTTTCTGCTGAGGTGTTGGCTTCGACTGGATCGGGTCGTTCGCTGCAGATGTGTTTGCGTCGCCATTCGCGCCATAGTTTGATTGCTTGGTTTGAGTCGCTTTCAAACTTTGAGCCGCAGCTGCAGCGTTCTCGAATCATTCATCGAGCCAAACTTTGTAGGCTGCGGTGACTCTGCCTCGTTGTGGGTCGATGAAGTGTAGGCGTTGGCTTGGGGTTGCGCTAGCTGCGAGCATGACGCCTGCGTAGCGGTTGTCTGATTCTGTTGAGCCTGTTTGGTAGACGGAGCCTCGGCCATTCGGTAAAGCCCATTCCATGTGGGTGTGGTAGTGGCCAACGTAGGCGTCTCTGAACTCCCAAGGGTATGAACCGGACTGCCACTTGGTTACGTGGCCGACGATTGTTGCCGGTGATGCGAAGCCGTTGCGACCGACTTCATCGCCGTGTAGTAGGAGCGCGCGATAGTTGCCTATCTCGATGCGCTGGACATCTTCGGGTGAATCGTTCCAGGTGAGTCTCTTTTCGCCTGCAAGTAGTTGCCTGGCTAACTCGTAGCACATGCGGTCGAAGTTGTCGGCGCGTGGCACTGCGTCGCGTTTAGATCCGATGCGTCCGTGGTTTCCCCATTCGGCTACTACGGTCACGTTCTCGTATTCCGCGAGCGCGACTCTGACA